GGAGCTATCGTGCGGTTATGCGGGCGGCGTAGGCGCGTTCGCGGCTATGGGTCGGGCCTATGGCATCCATCTACCGGAAGCAGACGCCAAGCGCATGGTGGACGCGTGGCGGCGGTCTAACCAATGGGCCGTGCGGTTCTGGTCAGAGCTTGAACGGGCGTACACGTCGGCCATGCACACGCCTAACGCGGAGTTCAGCGCGGGGCGTGTGACTTATTTATTCGACCGCCAGCATCTCTGGTACATTCTTCCTTCGGGCCGCGTTCTGTGTTACCCGTTCGCCAAACTGGAAGACGATGGCATTTCATACTGTAAAGCCGCTTGGAAGCCCGCCGCTGACGCCAAGGAATGGCCGCGCGCTAGATTATGGAAGGGCTTGGCTTGCGAGAACATCACGCAAGCAGTCGCCAATGATGTGCTGCGCTACGCGCTACGTCAGTTAGATAACGTGGTGCTCCACGTACATGACGAGATCGTTCTGGAGGACGGAGACCCGGACCTACTTCGCCGCGTCATGTGTACGTCGCCGCCGTGGGCGGCAGGTTTGCCTTTAAAGGCAGAAGTTAAGCAAATGTTTCGGTACGGCAAATAGCCGGACAAAAAAATCCCGCCGGGAAGGGCGGGATCAACTAGGAGAGCACATGGAACTTGTGAATCATATCATAGCCCTCGCGCCAGAGGGTGAAGTAGTTTTATTCACTAAACAAGTCGAGCGCGAGGGCGGTTACGCCTATCCTGCGTTTCGCAAGCCGCGCGGAGAAGGCGCGTGGTACGTCAACATCGGCAGCTTCATAGAGTCGCGGTTCGACGGTCAGCGCGTCAGCGCGGGCGCTGCGTTCTGCGAGAACGTATGGTGCTTGGTTCTAGATGATGTTGGGACTAAATCGAAGACGCCGACGATCAGACCGACGTGGATCATTGAAACGTCGAAGGACAACTTTCAATGGTGCTACGTTTTCCGGCTAGACGATCAGCCGCATAAGTCCGTTTATAGCGCGGCTATCAAGGCCATCGCCGCTGCGGGCTATACGGACCCCGGCGCTATCAATCCGGTCCGCAACATACGCATCCCAGGCTCGATCAACCTAAAGCCAGGACGTAATCGCTTCGCCGCGCGCTTAGTTGAGTTCAACCCGTCGCGCGAGTTTAGTCTTGAAGAGATATGCGGCGCTCTGTCGGTCGTTCCGAGCGCGGTCGAGACTACAACATTTCGTCCCGGTGTCCTAAAGGATGACGGGTCGGATGACGTGCTGGCGTGGCTTGTCGAGCGTAAGGAAGTCACGCAGAAGGGTAACCCTGCTGGCTGGTGGGGCGTGATCTGCCCTAACAGTGCGGAACACTCGGACGGCAACCCAGAGGGTCGCTATATGCCCGCTTCGCGGGCGTATTGCTGTCTGCATTCGCATTGCATCGAGTGGGACTCCGCGCGGTTCCTAGCGTGGGTTGAAGAGCAAGGCGGACCTAAGCGGACCTATGGCCTACGTGATGAGTTGTTGGCGTCCGTGATGGGCGGCGCGCTATCCAAACTGACACCTACGGAGATGTTCACCGATGACGCTAAGGCCGTAATTGCCCAAGTTGAGGCGCGCGAACTAGGTCGCGTCGAGCGGTCTGGGTGGCATGAGAGGTTCGCTTATATACAGACCGACGACGCTTATTTTGATTTGGTTGAGCGGCGCGAGATCACGCGGCGCGCGTTTGATTCGACCTATCGCGGCGTGATGTGTACGTCGATGCACCAAACTGGCAAGAGCGCGCGTTTGATCAGCGCCTCGCTATGGTTTGACGAGAACCGTCAGGCTTGCGGCGGTCGGATATTAAATGGGATCACCTATGCGGCGGGAGATTCAGTCCTAGTGTCGCGCAATGGCGAGGTGTTTGGTAACTGGTGGCGCAATGCGCGGCCGCAAGTGAGCGGGACCGTTGGCGATATATCTATATGGCTCGACCATTGCGCGCGCTTGGTCCCAGAGCGTTCGGAACTAGAGCATATATGGGACGCAATGGCCTATAAAGTCCAACACCCAGAGATCAAGATCAACCACGCTATCCTGCATGGGGGCGACGAGGGTTGCGGTAAGGACACTATGTGGGCGCCGTTTATATGGGCGGTCTGTGGGGACGGCAAGATCAATCTAGGGATTGTCGATAATGACTCTATATCGTCCCAATGGGGTTATCAGTTAGAGTCAGAGATCCTGCTGATTAACGAGCTAAAAGAACCAAACGCGGCAGACCGCCGACAGTTAGCCAATAAACTTAAGCCCATCATTGCTGCGCCGCCTGATGTGCTACCGATCAATCGAAAGGGACTTCACCCCTATATGATGCTCAATCGCGGGTTCGTACTCGCGTTTACCAATGACCTAGTGCCTATATCGCTAGGTTCTCAGGACCGCCGCTGGTTCTGCGTTTGGTCCCATGCGCCGCGTATGAGTGAAGCGGCTGGCCGCGCGATGTGGGACTGGTTTAACGCGGGCGGTTTTGATTCGGTAGGTTCGTGGTTATACGCGCGGGACGTTAGCCGGTTCAACCCTGCCGCCACTCCCGCAATGACTGAATTTAAAGCGAACCTTGTCGAGAACTCAATGAGTAGCGCGGAGTCTTGGTTACTTGAGACGATCCGCGCGCGGCGGTCAATCTTCGCGCGCGGCGTGATCGGCTCGCCGTTCCAGAGCGTTTGCGACACTCTGGGCGCGCTCGCTCCCACTGGTGTGAAGCTTTATCAGTCCGCGTTGCTGCACGCTCTCAAAGAGGCCGGATGGGTTGATTGTGGGCGCTTATCTGCGCGCGCTTTACCGACTCGCAAGCACATATTCTGCGCGCCTGATAACGCAGGGATGAGTGCGTCGGACCTACGGCGCGCGGTAGAGCCGGAACCAATTATGGGTAACGTAACGCCCATTAGTGCGGCGAGATGAAAAAACCCGCCTTTCGGCGGGTTTCTTAAAGGTCAAGAATTATCACTAGGATCGCGGCCAGAACGGCCGCAATAACAAACGACATTCAATGTTCAGGTTTGATTCTTGCAAACCCTTTTCCTGACAATAATCAGCATGATCGACAAACCCATGCCGCGCGCAGAAAATGTCGAGCGCTTCGTCGATACTGTCAGCAATTATCGTGGTTTTACTATGTTGACCGTCTGCCCACACGTTAAATAACATTTTGATCTCCTAAGTTAGCGACACAAGGCCGCGATAATCGCGTCGGATAGGATGATGCTGCAGACAATGACCCACGCGACGAGCGCGAAGGTGCAGTAGGTTTCGAGTTTCATACCTCGACCTCCTCCTGATAGTGGGCGGCAATTTCGTGCCAGTTAACATCGGCAATAAACGCAAGTGCATAGTCGCGCGCTAACCCTTCCGAAGAGCTAGATTCAATTAACTCTTCGGCGTACCCCTTCAAAAAATCTCCGAGATCGTAGGCGTCCCATTTGTCCGATTCCGGCCAATATTCCTTAAAATCAAATCCGTCAAACATCTCAAGATTGACGCGCCAAGTTGCGTAATTGGTCCAACCGTTATAGTTACTCATGGTGTGCTTCCCTTCAAAGTGTTGAAAATGCGTCGAACGTCCACGAAGGCGCGGCGTAGTTAGCCAAACCTTCAGGATCACGATAGGGCATCAATACGCCGAAAAATTTCGTATCGTTGAGCGTGATCGGCGCGGCCGATCCACCATTGTGCCAAATTTTAAGATTAGCCTTCGATCCCAGACACTTATTCGCGGCGGCAAACTTAGCAATCAGCGCGGGATCGAACTGAGCGACTTCGCCGCTGCATTGTTGAGGGATGACGCGCGCAATATCGGGGAATTTCCCGTCGACGGCGGACCATGAAACTGTCGCGCCGCCGATCACGCTGATTGTCCCCGTCGCGCCGTCGGCTGTTTCGATCACCGCCGCGTCGAGACCATTTTTTGCTGGTTTTAGCATTTTGATGACGTCGAGCGGTAACAGAAACGAGACCTTGTCGTTGACTTCGTTCTCAACGTCGACGACGCGGTACATCCCAACGCAAGTTCCATTAGTAGCTGTCAAAATTGTCTGATTCGCGTTCGCCTCAACGCGGACGCTGACCATGTAGTAACGAATTTCCTTATCGGCGGCAAGTTGCGCGACGGCGTGGAGTGCTGAGAGTTTGACGTTAATTTTCATTGTGTGCCCTTAGTGTAGTGAATCGAAGCCGGACAAAACGTCCGCTCATGCGCGCATGGTGGCGCGCGCATGGGCTGAAATTTTAGTTAAGTTTGGCAATCCGCTCGTGCGCGGTAGCGTAACCCCAAGTCGTCGCGGCGGCTTGCGAGTCGAACGAACGGCTACGCTGCGGCGCGCCGAACTCGACCCATTCGCCACCTACGCGCCGTGTGTTCTGAACGTAGCATCGGAAGTCTGACCCATTGTCGCGGAACACCACCGCATAGCCGATCTCGCGTCCCTTGGCGTCGAACTTACCCGCGCGCAGATAAGTGTGTGTGATCTCTCCGTATTCCATCATCTCACCTCGTTCTAAAATATGGATCGAAACTGACCCGGTATCGATAGGATATTTCGAATCGTTCAGGAGTGTCAACAAGTTTCACACACTTCCGTGTGTTCGACGCGCAACAGGCGTGTCAGCAACGTGTCAGCAGAATGTCAGCAATGGCGCGGGAATGATTGCCTACGCTCAACGTCAATAGGCGCGCGGCTTCCAGCCAATGTCAGTCAATGTTAGTAGTGGTTTTAGTTATTCTTAAGCAATAATATTATTATATATAGGAGAATGAATATAGCTGTGCGAGTGGCCACCAAAACCCCCGCGTTTTATTTCCAGCCCGATTTTTTTCCATTGCTAACATTGCCTACATTGCCTACATTTTGCGGCCGGGCTTTAGTGTTACGTTTTATAAGGATTGAAAACCATTGCTGACAATGACTAACATTGCTTCTAGCTTTTAACAGAATCCAAAAGCATTGCTGACAATGACTGACATTAGTTATACCAATTGAAAGGGTTTTATTTCATTGCTAACAATTGCTGACATTTTGGCTTTTGGCCGAGGGGGGCCAGGTAGGGCCTTGGCCCGGCCGGTCACGGTAACGCACCCCCCGCAAACATTTTTTAAAAAAATTTTTTTTCTAAATTTTTTTGATTGCTAACATTGCTGACATTGCCTACAATCCAATCATGTTCAAATCTTTGCCACTAACTGTCAGAAATGTTCAGGCAACAGAGGCGCGTCTTCAGTCCATCTACGACGCGGCAAAGTTAGGTCTGAAAGGTGACTCGCTGGCGTTGGCGGCTGGTATGCTGCCCGCTGAGTATCGGCAATTGTGTCAGCTAGATCCGTTAGCGGAAATGGCTGAACAAAAAGGCCGCGCTGACAATGAAAGAGAGATCTCGCAGGTTCTCAATAGCGCGGCGTTAGGTGGCGACGCTAAAGCAGCGTTAGAGATCCTGCGTCACCGTCACGAGTGGACGGCCAAGCAAGAAGTTAGTGTTGATGTGTATCAACGGATCAGCATCACACAGGCGCTAGAAGCCGCGCAAACCAGAGTGCTAGAGAATGCAAAAAACGATCTATACATCAGCCGAAGAGCAGACGTTGATGACGCGGTTGTGGTCACCCGCAATAGCGAACGATCCTGAAGCGTTTGTACTGTTCGCGTTTCCTTGGGGCCAACCCAACACACCGTTAGCTAAATTTAGCGGGCCGCGCAAATGGCAGCGCGAGATACTGCGTGACATTACCAAGCACATCAAAGTCAACGAAGGTAAGGTCAACATGGACACGCTACGCGAAGCGGTGTCCAGCGGACGGGGTATTGGCAAATCCGCGTTAGTGAGTTGGCTAATCCTGTGGATGCTGTCGACCCGTATCGGCTCGACGGTTATTGTGAGCGCCAACAGCGAGGCGCAGTTAAGGTCTGTCACTTGGGGTGAGTTGACCAAGTGGCAAGCAATGATCATCAACAGCCATTGGTGGGAAATCAGCGCGACTAAGATCGTACCGGCGCAATGGCTGACCGAACTGGTCGAGCGCGATCTTAAGAAAGGGACGCGCTACTGGGCAGCGGAAGGCAAGCTGTGGAGTGAAGAGAACCCCGACGCTTACGCCGGGGTACATAACCACGACGGAATGATGCTGATATTTGACGAGGCGTCTGGTATTGCCGACGCGATCTGGGCGGTGGGGGCTGGCTTCTTCACAGAAAACATTCTGGACCGCTACTGGTTTGCGTTTAGCAACCCACGACGCAACAGCGGGTACTTTTTTGAGACGTTTAATAGTAAGCGTGACTTCTGGCAGACGCGCCAGATAGACGCGCGCACAGTCGAGGGGACGGACAAGCAGGTCTACGAGCAGATCATTGCGGAGTATGGCGAGGATTCGATCCAGGCGCGCGTTGAGGTGTACGGTGACTTTCCAAGCGCGGGTGAGGATCAGTTCATCTCGCCAATGATTGTCGAGGACGCATTCAAGCGGCCTAAGTACAAAGACGAGACCGCGCCTATAGTAATAGGGGTCGATCCGGCAAGGGGTGGTTTGGACTCGACGGTGATTGTAGTTCGCCGGGGCCGGGACATTGTGGCGATCAAGCGGTACAAGGGTGAAGATACGATGTCAATTGTCGGTCGTGTCATTGACGCGATTGACGAATACAAACCGACGTTGACTGTAATAGACGAAGGCGGTTTGGGCTACGGTATACTTGACAGGCTAAACGAGCAACGGTATAAGGTGCGAGGGGTGAACTTTGGTTGGAAAGCCAAGAACCCCGTAATGTGGGGCAACAAGCGGGCTGAGATGTGGGGCGCGATGCGCGAGTGGTTGAAGACCGCTAGCATCCCGCAGGACAAGATGCTCAAGGATGATCTGGTTGGGCCGATGAAAAAGCCCAACTCAGCGGGTACGATCTTTCTGGAAGGCAAGAAAGAAATGAAGTCTAGAGGATTGGCATCACCTGACGCAGCCGACGCGCTGGCGGTGACCTTTGCTTATCCTGTAGCGCATCGTGAGTACGTTGAACGGCCCCGTACTATTACGATGAATCGTGACTCAATGGCCGGATCTTGGATGGGTGCATAATGCTCAAAAAGTCTACTAGCGCAAAAGCGTTCAAAGAAAATATCAAGACTGAAGTAAAGGCCGGTAAGCCGGTCAAGCAAGCAGTTGCAATTGCATACGCAACCAAAAGAGCGGCGGCAAAGAAATGAAACAGGGTCTCTACGCTAATATTCACGCGAAGCAGGAACGTATTAAGGCTGGTTCCGGCGAAAAGATGAACAAGGTTGGTAGCAAGAATGCACCAACCGCCAAAGACTTCAAAGAGTCGGCTAAGACTGCCAAGAAGAAATGAAGAAAGGCGTATCGCTATCGGTTGGACGCGGTGAGAAGTTGCCGGTTAGCAAGGGCGCTGGCCTGACTGAGAAGGGGCGTGAGAAGTACAATCGGGAAACTGGTAGTAATTTGAAAGCACCAGCGCCCAATCCAAAGACGGAAGCGGATAAGGGTAGGAAGTCTAGTTTCTGCGCTAGAATGGAAGGGGTTGTAGCCCACGCCAAAGGCGATGCGGAACGGGCTAAAGCGTCACTTAAACGCTGGAAGTGTTAATGGCTGACTACACCGGGATTAACGCTGTTGGCAACGTCGCACTGGGTGGCAAACCACTCAAGAGCGACTCGGATGTGCTGTCAACGGCGCGGGATCGCCTGTCAATGGCAATCTCGGCGTACTCAGAAAGTCGAGAGGATGAGCTAGACGACCTGCGTTTCTACGCTGGCAGTCCTGATAACCAGTGGCAGTGGCCCGCAGATGTGCTGGCGACCCGTGGTGCTGTGCAGGGTCAGACGATCAATGCGCGGCCATGCTTGACGATTAATAAGCTGCCGCAGCACGTTCACCAGATTACCAACGACCAGCGCCAGAACCGACCTAGCGTCAAGGTTATTCCGGTTGATGACAACGCTGACGTTGAGGTTGCCGAGATTTTCAACGGCATGATTCGGCATATCGAGTACATCTCGGATGCCGATGTGGCCTACGATACGGCTTGCGAGAACCAAGTTGCGTATGGCGAGGGTTATATTCGGATTCTGACCGAGTATTGCGACGACAATACGTTTGACCAAGACATCAAGATCGCGCGGGTACGCAATAGTTTCTCGGTCTACATGGACCCGCTGATTCAAGACCCGTGCGGCAGCGATGCCGAGTGGTGTTTTATAACGGAAGATTTGTCTAAAGCCGAATACGCACGGTTGTTTCCTAACGCATCGCCTATTTCTACGCTAGAAACGCTGGGTGTCGGGGATCAGAACCTGAGCCAGTGGCTAAATACCGATACGATCCGTATTGCTGAGTATTTTTATTGCGAATACGACACGCAGACGTTGAATTTGTATCCCGGTAATGTGACTGCATTCCAAGGAACGCCGGAAGACAAAGAGTTGCGGGCAATTTACGGCAAGCCGAAGAAGTCGCGCCAAGCGGACCGCAAGAAAATTTGCTGGACAAAGATTAACGGCTACGAAATCCTTGAAAAGCAGGAATGGGCCGGTAGTTACATCCCTGTTGTGCGGGTGATCGGCAACGAATACGAGGTTGATGGCCGCATTTACATCAGCGGGCTGGTGCGTAACGCCAAAGATGCACAACGGATGTACAACTATTGGACTAGCCAAGAGGCAGAGATGCTGGCGCTGGCTCCAAAGGCACCATTTATTGGATATGGCGGTCAGTTTGAGGGGTATGAGACCCAATGGAAGACCGCAAACACGAATAACTGGCCTTATTTGGAGGTCAATCCAGATGTAACGGACGGTCAAGGTGCGATATTGCCGCTGCCCCAACGGGCGCAGCCGCCAATGGCGTCATCTGGCCTGTTGCAAGCTAAAGTTGGTGCATCGGAAGACATTAAATCTGCGACGGGGCAGTACAACGCCTCGTTAGGCATGACATCTAACGAGCGTTCTGGCAGGGCAATCCTTGCCCGCCAGCGTGAGGGTGATGTTGGCACTTACCACTACCAAGACAACCTAGCACGGGCTGTACGGTACGTTGGTCGGCAGTTGGTTGACATGATCCCCAAGATTTACGACACGCAGCGCATCGCCCGCATTATTGGGATTGATGGCGAGACGAAGATGGTCAAGATTGACCCGACTCAAGTCGAACCGGTGCGTAAGATCCAGAACCAAGAAGGGATTGTGATTGACAAGATCTACAACCCGTCTGTTGGCAAGTACGACGTAGTGGTTGCAACTGGTCCGGGTTACGCTACGAAGCGCCAAGAGGCACTTGAGGCAATGGCGCAGCTACTGCAAGGTAATCCACAACTGTGGACCGTGGCGGGCGACTTGTTTGTCAAGAACATGGACTGGCCTGGGGCGCAGGAAATGGCAAAACGCTTTGCCAAGACGATTGACCCCAAACTGATGGGCGACGCTGAGGATAATCCTGCTTTGCAAGCAGCCAACCAGCAGATGCAAGCAATGGCGGCAGAGTTGGATCAATTGCACAATATGCTGCAAAATGTCGGCAAGTCGATGGAAGCGCAGGACATGGAGCGCAAGGACTTTGAGGCGCAGATTAAGGCGTATCAGGCTGAGACGCAGCGCATTAGTGCTGTTCAGGCGGGTATGTCCGAAGAACAGATCCAAGACATTGCAATGGGCGTGGTCGCTGCGGCTATAGAGTCACAGAATTTGATGAATCAAATGCCAGAAATGCGTGAGGAATCCATGCCGATGGAAATGATGCCTTCTGAAGGGATGATGCAATGAAATGCGCGGATTTTGTAGGTTTGCTATTTCTTGCTAGGGATGTAGCCCATAGCGTACATTTAAACACGCGAAGCTATAGCAAACACAAGGCGCTTGGGCATTTTTACGAGCTAATTGTTGAAGCGGCAGATGATTTTGCCGAAGCGTACCAGGGTCGGCACGGGTTGATCGGGCCTATTACGCTGATGACAGCCAAGAAAACGACTAATATTGTTGAGTTCTTGGAAGAGCAGTTGAAAGAAATTGAAGGTTGCCGATACGAGATTGTTGACAAAACGGATATGGCTTTGCAACAATTAATTGACAATATCATTGAAATTTATTTGCGCGCTCTTTATAGACTGCGCTTCTTGGCATAAGGACACATTATGGAACTCTTAAAACCTCTTAGCAAAGCAGACTTCCCTGCATATTCTGTGTCTTACACAGGAACAGCGGGTAACACTTCCACATGGAATGCTGGTCCTCAAGGTGTAATGGTTTGGTCTGATCAACCGTGCTATGTAGAAGTTGGCGAAGGCGCTGTAGCCACAACTGCTAGTACACCTATCCCTGCTTTTACTCCTATTCCTTTTGCGGTACCAATTACTGTTAGCGGCGTATGGCGTGTGAGCGCCGTTCAAGTGTCCACTGGCGGTACTGTTTACGCCAAACCTATTAACAAGCAATGAGCTTTGGTGTAGCTTTACGCAACGCTGTTGGCCTTGGCTTGGGCGGCATCATCTCGCTATTTGGCGGGCAAAGCAACGCACAAGCCCAGAGCAATCTTCTTACCGAGTCCTCCGACAACCTTGTACAAGAGGACGGTGGCTTGATTTTGCTGGAGTAACAAATGGCCGTCAATCTTTCTCCAGTGGGCGGCGCAGCGGCTCAATTTTTTGACAACAATGGCGTCATTTTGTCAGGCGGAAAGTTATTTACATACCTTGCGGGCACCACAACACCGGCAACCACATATACCACAATTGCAGGCAGCACAGCCCGCACAAACCCAATCATTTTTAATTCGGCGGGGCGGGTAGGAGATGGCGGCGAAATCTGGTTAGACGGCACAATTCAATATAAATTTGTACTCCAGACTGCATTAAATGTGCTAATTGCCACTTATGACAACATTTGGGGTATTGGCGCAGCAGGAGGCACAACAGCTCAAACTCCTGTAATTTTTAATACTACAGGTACTGGTTCAGCCACTACGTTTTCATTAGGTTCTGCGCCAATTAGTGAGAACACTACTAACGTGTACATTAATGGCGTGTACCAACAAAAAAACACGTACAGCCTTGCTGGCGTTGTACTTACATTCTCTCAAGCACCTCCAGTTACTTCATCAATTGAAGTTAACTACGTTTAAGGAACAATCATGGCAGATACCAAAATCTCAGCACTCCCCGCGTCAACTACTCCCCTTGCTGGAACTGAAGTACTACCGATTGTTCAAAGCGGTGCAACAAAACAAGTTAGTGTTGCCAATTTGACAGCGGGCCGCGCAATCAGCGCAACATCTGTTACTGCATCAACAGGAAATTTTGTAGTTGGCACATCTGGTCAAGGCATCGACTTTTCTGCGACACCTGGAACAGGCACAAGCGAGTTATTGGCTGACTATGAAGAAGGTACTTGGACACCGACTGACGGCTCTGGTGCTGGACTATCTTTCACGGTAACCAATGCCACTTACACAAAGGTTGGTCGCTTGGTCACGGCAAACTTTGCAATCACATACCCTGCAACCGCAAGTGTTTCAACGTGCCGAGTGAATGGTTTGCCTTTTACGTCAAACGCTGTTTTTTCCTACCCAATGGCTGTGTCTTTTTGTCAAACTGGTATTTGCAAGACTGGCCTTGTTGATACGAGCGCCACAACTTTTTTGCTTTTTGACACAAATGGAAATACGTTAACCAACGTGCAAATGTCCGGTTTGATTTTGCGTGGAACCGTGATTTACGAGGTCTAAAATGTCTCTTACCAAAACAACTTACTCAATGATTCAAGGCGCGGCATATAACGTCTTGGATTTTGGCGCAGACTCTACAGGCGTAGCATCTTCTGTTGCAGCCTTCAATGAGGCGGTTGCCAACGGCGGCACAGTGTATGTGCCATCTGGTTCTTACAAGTTGGATGGCAAAGTCACGCTCTCAGTAAATAACACCACGTTGTGGCTGGCCGCTAACGTCACCTTAAACGTGTCGGGCGTTGCCGCAGTTCAGTCTCCATTTGGGGCACAAATACTTGTCTCGGCAAACAATTGCGCCATCATTGGAAGCGGCCCATCAAGTTTGATTCAAAACGTATTGGGAACAAGGGCTAACACCGTAACGCTAATACCCCCTTATGTTAAGTTTTTGATGCGTGATCTGACACTAGACGGTGGAAAGTCTCTTGTCACGTCAGGAGTGGAAGACACGTTTGAGTCTGGGATCATGTTGATAGGCTACACGCCAAACACGCCCTCAGATATTGAAGCAACAATAGATAACGTAACAATTAGAAATTACGCGCAGTACGGCATCAGCATTTATGGTAACCAAGCTAATGGAATAAAAATTGTTAACTGCAATATCAGTGATATGGGTATTACTGGACAAGCATTGTCTGTGGGTGCGGGTATTGTTGCTGCGATTGCAGGCTCCAACTTTACGGTTGCTAACAACGTCATCAAAAACTGCAAACAGAACGGCGTGTTTATTTCGTCTGCTGGTGTTGCCAGCGGCAACCATGTAATTGCAAACAACACCATTTTAACGTGCGGTTTTAGCGGCATTGGTTATTTTGAGCAAGCAAACTATGCTTCTATTTCTGGTGTGGGCATTGTAAAAATAGCAGTCACGGGAAATGTCTGCATTGAAAATGTACGTAGCGGAATTCAGTTCAGTGTCGATACGGTTGGTCTTTTAAAGCAGGTTGCTATCACTGGAAACGTGTGCAGCAACAACACATTCGCTGGAATTGAACTTAACTGCACAAACACTCCGCCAAACATTCTGTCTGATGTTGTGGTATCTGGTAATCAAGCCACTGAAAATGGAACTTTTCAAATATTTGCGGGTCAATTTGTCCCGCTTGTTGAAGGCGTTGAGAGATCATTTACCCCGGTGATCCAAGGCACGACAACGGCTGGGGTGGGTACGTACACCATACAAAGCGGTACGTATGTGAAGAATGGAAACATCGTCACGTTCCAGTTAATCGTTGAGTGGTCGGCGCACACAGGCACTGGCAACATTCAAATTGCTGGTTTTCCTTACGCGCCAATCAATGGTGAACCGCAACCAACTGGATGGGTTTGGACAAATAATTTGACAATTACAGGACAAGCCACTTTTGGGTTGGCTGCTGGTCAGACATATGGTGCGTTAGGAGCCATAAACAACGGAGCATTTTCAGCAGTTGCAATGGACACCGCAGCTAGTATTCGCATAAATGGTTCATACCTAACTCTTGACTAAACCGTACTGGTGCGGCCCACCAGCCTTAATACCTGACTGGATTGTCAGGTTGGAAACAAGGAAATATCATGTCTCTTGAAAAAGTTATCTCTGTCGATTTGATTGAAGTTGTTGAAAACGGCTGCATTCAAGTTCGCACCAAAACCGCTATTAAAGAAGATGACGTTGAAATCAGTAGCAAGTTTCACCGCCACGTTGTTCTCCCTGGTGCTGACTACAGCGCCGAGGATGCCAAAGTTCAGGCGATCTGTTCAACTGTCCATACGCCAGAAGTTGTTGAAGCCTATAAACTTGCACAAATTAACAAAATCCTTGCATAATACTGTACCGGCCCAGCAGACCGGGGAATCTTAGGATTCAAAATGTCGGAAGAAGTAGCGATTGAAGCGGAAGTAGCGCCCGCGCCGGAACTGGAAGCCACGGCGGCTCCGGAACCAGTAGATACGCCGGAAATTGCGCCCAAGACATTCTCGCAAGAGGAACTTGATGCCGCGATTCAAAAACGTCTCGCAAGAGAACAGCGAAAGTGGGAGCGTGAGCGTCAAGCACCGCCGCCCGTTGCCGTTGATGTCCCGCCAGCAGATCAGTTTGATTCGGTTGATGCTTACGCAGAAGCCAAGGCAATCAAGCTAATTGAGCAGCGCGAACAGCAAAAGCAGCAAGCGGAGATTCTTGAGGCGTATCACGAGCGTGAGGAAGAGGCTCGGTCTAAGAACGATGACTTTGAACAAGTTGCGTACAACCCAAGTCTCAAGATCACGACCGTGATGGCGCAAGCGATTCAAGCCTCTGATGCTGGCCCTGATGTAGCTTATTACCTTGGGTCCAATCCAAAAGAGACAGATCGCATTTCCCGTCTTAGCCCGATTTTGCAAGCAAAGGAGATTGGACGCATTGAGGCTAAAATAGCCAACGATGTCCCGGTCAAACGTACTACGTCCGCGCCCGCA